CAAGTTTGTTTGCATAAGTTAGTTTTGAATTTTGAAAATAGGGTTAAAATAGAATAAAACATGGGAACACGAGGGCCAGCACCACCACCAAAATCACTTGTAGTCAAAAAAGGTTATTATCAACCATCAAGGCATGGTGATGACATTGGAGATTCGGACAAACTTAAATTTGTTTATAATGAATTGCCAACACCACCAGAAGACCTAAGTGAAAAGGGAAAAGAAATATGGATTACGCAATTAAGCCAAGCATTAAAACTATACGGCTACATTTCATTTATTGACCTTTCAATGTTTAAAGAATACTGCTATGTTTACGGTGAAATGGAGTATCTAAAGGAACACACCAAAGGCCGAACATACACGGATGACAAAGGAACAATCCGATTAGATCCGTTATACATGGAGTTGAACAAACTGCGCAAGGATTTCATCAGACTTTCACAAGAATTTGGATTCAGTCCAAGTGCGCGAACACGAATAACTTTGCAAAACAAACCAGACGAAAATACAGACATTTACGGAGATGGCATATAAATTAAACACAGTACAAAACATTGATTTTTTAAATAATGATTTGCCAGATAAATGTGCAAATTTAATAATTGCAGACCCACCATACTACAAAGTAAAAGGAGATTTTGATTTTATTTGGAAAACCTTTGATGATTACTTAAAAGACGTTGAAAAGTGGGCAAAGGAATGTAAAAGAATTTTAGCAGATAACGGAACTTTGTTTTGGTATGGACACGCTAAAAATATAGCGTACGCACAAGTAATATTTGATAAACATTTTAATTTAATTAATAACCTTGTTTGGGATAAAGGCTCATTTATGGGATTAGAAGAAAGCGAAGGATTAAGAAGTTTTGCACCTTGTACTGAAAGAATTTTAATGTATGGCAGTAAAGCACAAGATACAACTGGATTAAAAGAAGTTGAAATGCAATATGTAGCCCCACGAAATCCTTTTGCTTTGGAATTAAAAAAAGCAAGATTAAAAAAAGGTGTAAGTATTAATCAAGTTGCTGAATATGGAAAATTTTACGGTAACGTTAATCACGGTGGTTCTGTTACAAATTGGGAACGTGGCTATAATATACCTAATGTTGAGCAATGGAAAATATTATGTGATAATTTACCAATTGAAAGAACCGAATATGATGCTTTAAGAACCGAATATGATGCTTTAAGAACCGAATATGAATATTTACGCAGACCATTTAATAATCTATTTAATTTACAAGAGGTTTTAAACTTTAGTAATGAAGCGGTAAAGGTTGGCAATAAATACGACCACGATACAGTAAAGCCCGAAACACTTACAAGAGCATTAATTTTAACTTGTAGCCGTGAAAATGATTTAGTAATAGTTCCTTTTGCTGGAAGTGGTACGGAGTGCGCTATGAGCGCAAAAGAAAAAAGAAACTTTGTAGGTTTTGAAATAACAAAAAAACATGCAGACATGAGTAATAAAAGAATAGAAGCAATTTTAAAACAACCAAGTTTATTCTAATGGCATATAAAACAGATTTTACAAAAATAGATCTCGATAAATACTTCTTTGATGACAAAACCGCAAACACTGTGGTGAAGTATATTGAAGAGAATGTAAAACACGTCAAAGGTGATTTAGCCGGTAAACCTTTTATATTGGAAGAGTGGCAAAAGAACGATATAATTAGACCTTTGTTTGGTTGGAAGCACATAGACACTGGATTGAGAAAATACACCAGTGCTTACATTGAAATACCAAAGAAAAGTGGTAAATCATTTTTAGCTGCATCGGTTGCTTGTATTTTTATAGACATAGAGCGCGAAGGTGGTTCAGAAATAGTTGGTGTTGCATGGGGCCGCAAACAAGCAGGTTTAGTGTTTGAAGCAACAAAACAAGTAATTCAAAAGAGTCCACGACTAAAATCTAAATGCAATATCTATCGTAATTCAATAACTGCACCGGATCACATCGGTGGTTTGAAAACTTATCAAATATTAAGTAAGGAAGCAGGGGGAGAAGATGGTATTAATCCACAATTGGCAATTATTGACGAGTTACACGTACACAAGAACAATGAAGTGTTGGAAATGGTTGAAAAGTCACAAGGGGCAAGAAAACAACCTTTATCGTTCATAATTACAACGGCTGGTTCTGATTTGTACGGAATCGGGTACCAACGGCACGAAAACGCCATTAATGTGGCAAAGGGGGTAACAACAGACGAATCACAACTTGTTTGCGTGTATGGGGCCGATTATGAAGACGATCCATTTAAAGAAGAGACATGGATAAAAGCAAATCCAAATTATAACATATCAATTGGCAAACGTGCTTATGAAAAGGAAGCGGCCAAAGCTATGGTGAGCGCATCAAGTCTAAATTCATTCAAACGGTACTATCTAAATATTTGGACACAAAGCAAAGATGGGTGGATAAATGATGAGATTTGGAACGCGAGTCAATGGGAAATGGATGAAAGCATTCTAAAAGATTACCCTTGTTATGGCGGCCTTGATCTTTCTTCACGTTCAGACATCACGGCTTTCAGTTTAGTATGGCAAATCGATGACAAATACTTTTCAAAGAACTGGTTCTGGTTGCCAGAAGACAAAGGCACGCAATCAGCCGACACAAATAACATTCAGTACCGTGAATGGGTCAGAGATGGCCACATTGAAGAAACAAGCGGTAATGTAGTGGATTATGACTTTATTATTTACAAATTGGGCGAATTGAACAAATTATATCAAATAAAGTCAATTGCATACGATAATTGGAATTCACACCACATTGCACCGCGATTAATGGATGAAGGGCTTGACTTGATTGAATTTAGACAAGGATTCAAAAGCATGAATGCACCTACAAAGGAAATGCAGGCCGCAATTGAAAGCCGAAAGTTTAACCACTTTGGGAATCCTGTGTTGAGATGGATGGCAGGCAATGCAAGTGTAAAAAGCGATCCAGCAGGCAACATAAAACTTGAAAAGGATTTCAAGGCACCAAGTAAAAAAATAGATGGATTAATTTCAAACGTAATGGCCTATGGCTTATGGCTTGACAATCCAGAAGACACGAATAGTTATTTAGAACAAGGAAATTTATACATAATATGATAAAACTAATTAAAGGAGATTGCTTAGATGTAATGAAGTCAATTCCTGATGGCTCAGTAGATGCAATAATAACAGACCCTCCATACGGAACAACTGCTTGTAAATGGGATAGTGTTATTCCTTTTGATTTAATGTGGGAGCAATTGAATAGAATAATAAAGCCTAATGGTGCAATAGTTTTATTTGGAAGCGAGCCTTTTAGTTCTGCTTTAAGGATGAGTAATATTAAAAACTATAAGTATGATTGGATATGGCTTAAAACAACAAAAACAAACCACTTAAATGCTAAAAAGCAACCATTAAGAAGGAGTGAATTAATTAGTATATTTTATAGAAAACAACCCACATACAACCCGCAAGGACTTATAGAAACAGAAATATCTAATTTTAGACCAAACCATTTTAAATATAAAAAAGGAGAAAAAGTTTACGGGGAACAAAGGGAGCATAGTAATAAAAGTAATTATACTAATTATCCTGATAATATTTTGCTTTTTGTAAACCCTAACAGTAAAAGTTTACACCCAACACAAAAACCTTTGGAGCTTATGGAATATTTGATACGCACTTACACCAACGAAAACGAAACGGTTTTAGATTTTACAATGGGCAGCGGTTCTACTATGGTAGCGTGCCAAAATACAAACAGAAACGGAATAGGAATAGAACAAGATGACAAATATTTTGAGATAGCTGAGCAAAGAATAAAACAAAACGAATATAAATTATTTTAATATGATACTTACAGAACCAGTGTACAATGTACTCAACTACAAAAAGAATTTTGATTTCATTTTTTTACAAATGTTAAAAAACAACAATCAAGAAGATGCCTATGATGCCGCGCTTGATTTAGTTCGGGAATATGCACCTAATTTCAAACATTATAAAGACTTTGATTCATATCGGGTCATTTTGGCAAATAGTCAAGATCGCGGTCCGGTGTTAAGTAACTACAAACCAAATCTTGACATTCCAATGGATGTAATTGATGCAATTTGCAAGGGAATAGATGAACTATTTCATAAGCACTTGAAAAGGGTAAAAGTGAGAAAAATGGCATACGATGCGTGTGTGAAAGAAATAAACATCTACTTTCCACATTACAAACCACATAAGAACTATCAAAGCTACAAGGCAAGCGAAAGCATTAGGCACAAAAACAAATCGATTGAAAAGAAAAAACGCGTTGTTAAAAAAGCAAAGTAAACTTTTAGTTAAATAAATTACAATTATTACAAATTAATTTTAAAGATTTTTGCAAGGATGAATATATTAGGGTTTGAGGTAAAACGGATCAATCCAGTGCTTTCAGAAAAGAAAGGATTTTTAAATGCCAATTTTGGCGGCATGGTTGGGCGTACACCGGTAAACGAAAAAAGTGTATTTGGATTAAGTGCATATTGGGCCGGTGTTAGAAGAATATCGGAATCAGTAGCAATGTTGCCAGTTGATGTATTTAAAAAGGTCAATGGTAAACGTACAATGACAGACCATCCGGTTGAATACCTTTTAAATGCAGAATCTAACTATCAAACCTGCGCGTTTGACTTCACACAAATCTTAATTACATCAGCGATTAATCACGGCAATGGTTTAGCAATAATTGAACGTGATAGATTTGGCACACCAACCGGTTTAGTAAACGTATCACGTGAAATATGTGAACCATTGAAATATGATGATGAACTTTACTGGAAGGTTGAAGTAAAAGAAGCGGCAAACAAACAAGAAAGTTTGCTTGTAAAAGATAGGGATATAATAAATCTTAGGGGCTTTGGATCGGATCCTGTAATCGGTTTAAGCGCAATTCAAGCACACAAGCAGAATTTAGGGCTTTCGATAGCTGCACAAGATTACGGGGCCGATTTTTATAATAAAGGCACAAGAATAGATGGTTACATTGAATATGCCGGTGTTTTAAAACCAGAGACAAAAGATGCAATCAATCAGCAATGGACAAACAACTATGGCGCAAACGGAACACGTGGCACGGCCATATTAGATGCAGGTTCTAAATACCATCGTTTAGGCTTACCACCACAAGACGCGCAATTTATTGAGACACGTAAATTCCAAAAAAATGAAATAGCAACAATTCTGGGAATACCATCACACATGATTAATGAGATGGATGGTGCAACATTTTCAAACATTGAACATCAATCAATCGAGTTTGTGACTTATGGAATTGGTTCATGGATTGAAAAGATTGAGCAGGAATATAGACGTAAATTATTAAAAGAAAGCGAGAAAAGAAACCATTATTTCAAACACAATGTTGATCGTTTACTTAGAACAGATGTAAAAACCAAAGGTGAGTATTATAGATTGATGACAGACATCGGGGCTTACACAATTAATGACGTACTTGAATTAGAGGATAGAAACTCAGTTGAAAATGGTGATGAACGATATGTTCAAATCAACAGAATTCCAATTGAACAAATGGCCGAATATTATAAAAAAGACATACCAAAATAATGAATAAAATAGAAAGAATTGCAGAGGTTCGCGGTGTTAATGCTGAAAATAGAACTGCACAA